CGCAGGATGAGATACACTGTAGTCGAAACCGATCTTGGTTACAACATATTTAGGTTCTACACCGCGTTTCGCCAACTGCGCACCGTACTGACCGAGCGTTTTCAGGCTAGCCGCAGGGACGCGGAGCAACATAGGGTCGTTGATTTGACCCGCCGGAGCAATAGCCAGACGCATAGAGTCGCTACATGCCTTACCCTTACCGCCGCCGTCAGTTACTCTTGAACCCCACTGGTTGTGTGGGCAGATAGCGCACTTGTTGGACTGCGGCTCCTCGGCGTCGTCGGCTGGACTTACACCGTTGTTGGAGTAGCAGGTTGGCTTGGCTACTGAACCTTCCTCGTAGCCCTTGGCGTAGAAGACCTTGGACTTGTTTGGGTTGGCATCCAGAATAACAACTTCCAGAGCAGATGCAGGCTCGTCGTCGGTTCCCGGTTTGGTTACAAGAGTACGCTCGTCACCACGTTGAATGTGGAAGACCTTGCCCTTGATCGAAACCACCGGAAATCCGCCTAGAGTGACAGCAGCACCGAAGACGTTTTTAACATTAGATTTACCCTGCAAGTGAGCAGGAAGTTTAGATTGCATAAGAACCATGTCGTTCATAAATACCTCGTTATTTTCTTCTAAAATTAACAACTTGTGTTTCGCTCCAGTTTACACCGGGCGGTAAATCATCGTTAACAGCTTTGAATTGTTCTACTGCTGTCTTGTTTACTCGACGTTCAAGCATCTCCCACGCGTCGTGAGTCTGAATAAAGTCAAACAGCTCGTCCCAGTCTGCAACGCTAGCGGAAGAACGGGTTGACATGTAAGCAGTGCCTACACCACGCGAAGATACGTTATCAATGCCCCTGTCGTGGAACCGCCGAAGAAACTCAATTTCAATTTTCTCCTGCTTCTTTTTGTCCCCCGAGTCAGCTAAGTCGTAGTCTGCCTTACGTTGTGCACGTCTGTCACGCAGAGCTATAAACATTTTCAGCAGCGACAGGTCATCCAGTTCAGAAACCGTCGCCATTTTTCTCCTCCTTCTTGGCGCTTAACCAAGTATCTACTTCATCTTCGTCCCAGCGGAGAGTCCTTTCCGTGAGCCTTATGGCTGCGGGGAAAGTTTTGTTTTTCCTCTGGAACACCTTAAACTGAGTTACTTCCATATTTAATTTGGCAGCAACGTCAGCATCCGTTAAAAGCGGCATTTACGTCTCCTTAAGTTAATGTGTTTACAGGTAAGCATATATGTAAACAGTTACAAAATCAAGCCATAACTTTAGACCTTGTAGCTTTTACTTCGTCGAGCAGTGCACCTTGCATCTTCTGCTTGTTTTGCAGGCGAGAGTAGATGCGTTTCTCTACGGGTGTGCCTTCTAGCATGATGATAAAGTTGTTCATCTTCTGCCCCGGACGATTGATACGCCCGTTGGCCTGCTCAAATACTTCGTTCGATGTAACGCATGAGTACCAAACTATCGTGCTAGCTGCGGTCAATGTAAGTCCGTGGGACATGGCAGCGGGTTGTGCTACCAGAACTTTCGGGTCTTTTGACCGTTGGAACGCTGCGAATATGCGGTCGCGCTCGTCTTTCTTAACGCCGCCGTGTATTACTTCCACCGAGAACTGCTTACGCAGCTCGTTCGCTACCATGTTTACCGAAGATACAAACGGAACGAACACTATAACTTTACCTTCAGCATCGCTGACTATGCTCTCAACTTCACGTATACGGTGACTAGCGTCGATAGTTATCTCGCTGCCGTCAGTAGCGTAGGCTACACCGCAGGCTATCTGAATTAGCTTAGCCATCTTTACAGCTTCGTTGACCGCGGTTATTTCGCCGTTGTTCGCCTGTGTTCTTAGTCGATTAAGCATTTCCTTGTAAGCCTTGTCCTGCTCCTTGGTTAGCTGAACCTGCCGTGTTTCATACATTAAAGGTGGCAGATCAACGCACTCGTCACGGGTAAACCGCACTGATGGCTGCATAACGTCGTGAACAATCTTGGTAGCATCGTCTTTCGGAACCCATAAGAACTGGCTTATCTGCCGCATTACGTTGTTCTTAAACCGGTTGAAGTAGGGCGGTACTTTCTCAGGCACTAACAAACGACACTGCGCCCAAGCATCTGTTGGAGCGTTAGGTGTCGGCGTTCCAGACATGCCCCAACACGCCCTTGGTATGTTGTGTTTATTAACTACCTTGTTGATGGCTTTCCACCTGTCGGTACTGGCGTTACGGGCGCACTGGGCTATCTCGTCGATGATAATAATGTCGATGTCCGGCCTTTCTTTAAGGTACGGCTCGATGATCTGCACGCCGTCGTGGTTGATGATGTACACATCTACGTCCTGTTCGAGTAGCTTTATCCGCTTGTTCCTAGCGCCGTGAAGTACAGCGTAGTCTAGGTGGGTAAAGTGGTTGAACAGCTCATCAGCCCATGTCCGTTCTAGCGTAGACAGAGGGGAGATAATCAGTGCCTTGTGTACTATGCCTTGCTCACGTAAGTAGTCGTACGCCCACAGACTAGCCAGTGACTTGCCTGTGCCTAGTTCACTCAGGTTAAAAGCTCTGTTGTGCATAGACAAAAACGCAGCGGCCTCGCGCTGCGCTTCAAACGGGGCGAACCGTCCCGGCCACTTGTAGTGATGCCTTATTGGGGCAGGTACTTCATATCCTAGATTTCGCAGGGCTTTTGTTTCTTCCCTTCGGTGCGGCACTGCTACGAGGTCTACCCCTTTTACGTTTAGTGGTTTCGCTGACGGTATCATGCTTAGCACTTGTTCTGGGTCGCGTAGTTTTAGGACTACGGCTTTCTTGCTTGGGGCTATTATCATAAGTAACCTCGATGAGTTTAGTTAAGTAGTGCTGTGCTTTACGCAGGTCTTCCAGACCATTCTTGGACTTGTACCTGCTGATGTACTTAACTATGTTTCCTTCAAGGTAGCCTAAGTTATTAGCTGTGATGTAATCCCACGGCTGAATAGTGGTCTGGTAGTGACTACCGCCTTCCTGCCTGTCATTTGCTGCCATTACTTTTTCCTTTTTGTGTACATTTCAGGGTGGTCTTTACGCCATCCACGGTTATCCTTCCGGCTAACAACTCTCGTATTAGAGTCAGATGAACTACCGCCTTTATCGAGCGGTACTTTGTGGTCAACATCTTTGCCGTCCCCCTTCTTAGCTTTACCGGCAGCGATTGCGTGCCGTCTGGCTTTGTTCTGCGCTACGCGCTTGGCCTGTACGTCAGGGCGCTTGTTGTAAGCCGCCTTGGTTTTCAGTTCTTGCTTGCTCGATTTAGGCATCTTCGTCCTCCATAGGAATAAATATTAAACTTCTCCAGTAAACAACTTTACCTATGTGCGTCTGCACTGTAGTAGGTGTTACATATCCAACTTTTTCAGCCCAGTCACACTTTCTCAGGCTTGCCAGCATTGAACCCCATACGTTGTGGTGGTGAGGCTCGCCTATGTTTTTGCGGCGGCAGTAGCGGCATATCTCTCCGCCTTCAAAGTATTCTGTGTTAGTTAAGAACTCGGCGGCGGCAGAGTAGTAGCGCTCTTTCCATTCTTCTTCAGCGTTTTCAAACGCTCTATCAATGCCTTGAGATATAGCTAAGTCTCTAGCTGTCTGCATTAATAGCCTCCTTAACCTGTTCAACGTCATCAACTACGAGTGCTAACCCGTTAGCACGTATAATGTCAGCAATCTCTCGGTCTTGGTTAGCTGTAGTGTTACCGCGTTTTCCCGGTGCTTTAACTTCAAACGCCATGAAGCGTCCTTGATAGCACACCAGAATGTCGGGGCATCCAACCCTACCCATACCATTAGACACAGGCATGTAGTACCACGCACCTATTTCTTTAAGATAATCCTTTATCTTCTTCTTAACGCGACCTTCTGGTGTGCTTGCCATTACAAATCCTTCAAAAACTCTGGTAGTTCTTCGCCATCAGCCAAGTCTTTCACCCACTGGGGGAACTGAAACTCGTCCTGCTCGTTAAGCATAGCTTCAAGCCTGTGCATAAGTTCGTTTTCTAA